GTAATTTGTGAACCACTTCCTAAGTTAAAAGAATCATGGGAAGAAAAGGTAAAGGCTGAACTAGATGCCATTGCTGCAGTAACTGATGAAGTCAAACCAACAAACACTGTAATCGAACAAGAATTATTAAATGAAGAACATACAGATACTGATACTAAAGAATGAACAGATTCTTATCTCTGAAGTTACTTCCGTAACACAAGAGATAGGAGAACCTGATTGTAAACTCATAAAACCAAAATTAGTTACTGAGGGAGAAACCCCAAAAGAAAGAATAATTGAATGGTTGAATTTTACAAAACAGGATGTTATAATGATCAGGTCGGATGATGTTCTTACATTTGTCGAGCCGACTAAAGATTTACTTGATTACTATTTGTCAATTACCTAATGAGATTTTACACTAACGTTCAAATGGTCGGGGATCAGATCTTGATTCGTGGCTATGAGGATGGTAAAAGGTTCTCAAACAGGGATGTATATAAACCAACGATGTTTGTTTCATCTAAACGTGAAACAAAATACAAAACATTGACTGGCGATTATGTTGAACCAGTCAAGCCTGGCACTATAAAAGAAACTAGAGAGTTCATATCAAAATATGATGGTGTAGATGGATTCAAACTATATGGATTTGAGAGATTTATCTATCAATTTATATCTGAAAACTATCCAGAAGATCAGATTGAATTTGACATCAGTAAAATTAAATTAGTTACGATTGATATTGAAACTAAATCTGAGAATGGATTTCCTGATGTTGAGTCTGCCTCAGAAGAGATACTACTTGTAACTATACAGGATTATACGACTAAAGAAATAATTACATGGGGAACAAGACCATTTAATAATACACATGATAATGTAGATTATCGTCTATGTAATGACGAACATCATCTTTTAAATTCATTCATACAATGGTGGATTGAAAATACTCCAGATGTTGTAACTGGTTGGAACTGTGAGTTCTTTGATATACCTTATATTACAGGCCGTCTCAATCGAGTGTTGGGATCTAAACTTATGAAAAGATTATCACCTTGGGGACTTGTAACTCAAAGTGATATTGTTGTCAGAGGTCGTAAAAACTTTATAGTTGATATCGGTGGTGTATCTGTTCTAGATTACATGCGTCTTTACAAGTGGTCGCCTGGTACACCTAACCAAGAAAGTTTCCGTTTGGATTATATTGCACAACAAGAATTAGGACAACAGAAATTAGATCACTCTGAGTTTGATACATTCAAAGATTTCTACACAAATGGTTGGCAGAAGTTTGTAGAATACAACATCATTGACGTTAAACTTGTTGACCGCATGGAAGACAAACTTAAGTTGATTGAACTTGCATTGACTATGGCCTATGATGCAAAAGTCAACTATCAAGATATTTTCTTTCAAGTCCGACTCTGGGATTGTATCATATACAACGAACTCAAGAAAAGAAATATTGCAATACCTCAAAAGGTAGGATCTAAGAAAGATGAAAAGTATGCAGGAGCTTATGTAAAAGAACCTATTCCAGGCAAATATGATTGGGTGGTATCCTTTGACCTTAACTCTCTGTATCCACATCTCATCATGCAATATAATATCTCTCCAGAGACACTTGTTGAACAGAGACATCCATCAGCCACTGTTGATAGAATACTTGCAGAAGAGATAAACTTTGAACTCTATAAAGACAATGCGGTATGTGCCAATGGTGCAATGTATCGTAGAGATAAGAGAGGATTTCTGCCTGAACTTATGCAGAAATACTATGACGAACGTGTCATATATAAAAACAGAATGATTAAAGCGAAGAAATCTTATGAGAAGAATCCCAGTAAATCATTGGAGAAGGAAATTGCAAGATGTAACAACATCCAAATGGCGAAAAAGATCTCTCTTAATTCTGCTTATGGTGCTATCGGCAATCAGTACTTCCGTTATTATAAATTAGAGAATGCTGAGGCGATAACCCTCTCTGGTCAGGTTTCTATTCGTTGGATAGAAGACCGAATGAACCAAAAAATTAACCACATATTAAAAACAAAGGATACTGATTATGTCATTGCTTCTGATACTGATTCTATCTATCTCAATCTTGGGCCTCTGGTCGAGGTTATATACAAAGAACGAGAAAAGACTACTGAGAGTGTTGTTGGGTTCCTTAACAAGATCTGTGAGGTGGAATTTGAGAAGTATATTGAGAGTTCTTATGAAACGTTGGCCAGTTACGTCAATGCCTATGACCAGAAGATGATCATGAAGCGGGAGAATATCGCTGATCGTGGTATTTGGACTGCAAAGAAAAGATATATCTTAAATGTATGGGATAGTGAGGGTGTAAGATATAGTGAACCTAAACTTAAGATCATGGGTATCGAAGCTGTCAAGTCTTCGACCCCTGCACCATGTCGCAAAGCTATTAAAGACGCATTGAAAGTGATGATGAGTGGTACGGAAGATGAGATGATTGACTTTATAGATCAGTTCCGTAAGAAGTTTAGATCATTACCACCAGAAGAAATATCATTCCCTCGAACTGTGAGTGATGTTGTCAAGTATAAAGGTAGAAATGCAATCTATGAAAAGGGAACACCGATTCATGCAAGAGGATCTCTTCTATTCAATCATCATGTCAAGAGACTTGGATTGGAAGGAAAGTATTCTCTAATTGGTAATGGAGAGAAGGTCAAATTCTGTTATCTTCGGAGTCCAAATCCTATACATGAGAATGTAATGTCATTCATTCAAGACTTTCCAAGAGAGATTGGCATTGAAAAATATATAGATTATGACCTCCAGTTTGAAAAAAGTTTCTTAGACCCCTTGAAAATTATCCTAGATGTGATACAATGGAATGTAGAGAAAACAGCTAGTTTGGAATCCTTTTTTTCATGATTGAAGTCCTAGTACAGAATGACCCCTACAGGTATGTAAAAATGCCTGATCCACTTGAAAATGGTCAACCTGATTATCGTATTCAGAAGTGGAATAATTACAATGGTTACAAAGACATGTATCTTTGTGACAACTTCATGCAGTTCAAAACTGCGATTGATGATTTTGAATATACCAAGTGGTTAGACCCCGCTGGAGTTCCATGTTATATTAAGGAGGACTAATGGATTTACCAATCGATGATAAAGAACTAGAAGTCATTATTGAATCTGTATCTGACGTAGACACAGAATTGACTCGTAAATTAAGATTGATACAAGAAGTAAGAGATGAGAACCCTGGCGGGCCTTATAAAAAAATACTTCGTGAAAAACATGGAATGGTAATTTGATGGATTTTTTAAAAGAAATAGTAAAAGAGATTGGTGATGAGTACACCCAAATTGCAGCGGACATAGATGAAACAGAAAGATTCATCGACACAGGATCATACATCTTTAATGCAGTGGTTAGCGGTTCCATTTATGGTGGTGTTTCTAGTAATAAGATTACTGCCATCGCTGGTGAAAGCTCTACTGGAAAGACTTACTTTGCCCTTGCTGTTGTCAAGAACTTTTTGGACACTAACCCTGATGGGTATTGTCTCTATTTTGATACTGAAGCTGCAATCACCAAGGGATTACTTGCATCTCGTGGAATTGATCAAGAGAGACTTGTTGTTGTAAATGTAGTTACTATAGAAGAGTTTAGAAGCAAGGCACTTAGAGCAATAGACATATACTTAAAAAAAGATGAAGAAGAGCGTAAACCATGCATGTTTGTGCTAGACTCTCTAGGTATGCTTTCTACAGAGAAAGAAATCACAGATGCACTAAATGATAAACAAGTAAGAGACATGACTAAATCTCAACTTGTAAAAGGTGCGTTTAGAATGTTAACACTTAAATTAGGTCAAGCAAATGTCCCACTCATTGTCACAAATCACACGTATGATGTCATCGGAGCTTATGTTCCAACTAAAGAAATGGGAGGAGGTAGCGGACTCAAGTACGCAGCAAGTACAATCGTTTATCTCAGCAAAAAGAAAGAGAAAGATGGTAAAGAAGTCATCGGAAATATTATCAAAGCAAAGACTCATAAATCACGTTTAACAAAAGAAAATCGTCAAGTTGAAGTTCGTCTATACTATGATGAACGTGGACTTGATAAGTATTATGGATTACTTGAGTTAGGTGAGATAGGTGGTATGTGGAAGAATGTCGCAGGACGTTATGAAATAAATGGTAAGAAACTTTATGCTAAACAGATTCTTGCTAATACTGAAGAATATTTTACAGAGGAAGTAATGCAAAAACTTGATACTATCGCAAAAGAATACTTCTCATATGGAACGAATTGAAACAACGGTTCTTCGGAATCTAATTTATAATGAAGAGTTCTCTAGAAAGGTTATACCTTTTATTCAACCTGATTACTTTGAACAGAGATCTGAGAAGGTTGTCTTTGAAGAGATAACTAAGTTTATTGTGAAGTATGGTTCAGCAATAACTATAGAAGCATTAAATATAGAAACTGATAATCGAACAGATCTTACAGAGGCAGAAGTAAAAGAAGTTAGAGATATTAATAATTCATTAAAAGATATACCTGCAGATTATCAATGGTTGATGGATACTACTGAGAAGTGGTGTCGTGATCGTGCTATATACTTAGCATTAATGGAATCTATTTCGTTAGCAGATGGACAAGATGACGCTAAAGGAAGGGATGCTATTCCTACTATTCTCTCTGATGCTCTGGCTGTTTCTTTCGATAATCATATAGGACACGATTACTTAGAAGACTACGAAGAAAGATATGAGTTATATCATAAAAAAGAAGATAAGATCCAATTCGACCTCGAATTTTTCAACAAGATTACAAAGGGTGGGATTCCAAATAAAACACTCAATATTGCTCTCGCTGGCACTGGTGTTGGTAAATCTTTGTTTATGTGTCATGTCGCAAGCAGTGTGTTACTCCAAAACAAGAACGTATAATACATCACGCTTGAGATGGCTGAGGAGAAAATTGCTGAAAGAATTGATGCTAATCTTTTGAATGTTCCTATACAAGATATAACTGAGTTACCTAGACC